GAAGTCTAGCTGCAGCAAGCACGTCTGCAGGAGACGCGGCTTTAGGGGGTGGTGGTGGTTCAGGGATATTCGGGGTCTTGGGCATGCACATTTATGAACCTCCTAACATGGTTCTTTTAGTTCCCGCATTACCTGGCAAACCAAGTGGACCTAGCAAGGTTCGATTGCGGTTACGACGCGAGATATCGCCGATCAAGTCGTCGACTTGACCTCTTGAGTCTTGTTTATACTTATTAGGGCCGGACTTGGAAGGTGTCGTGGTGGGCGTCGTCGTACCCCCATCATTTTCAGTTTCACCGCCTTCGCCAATCTCACTTTCACCGCCGCCAATGTCGCTATCGTCGCCATAATCGGGATCTTGTATCTCATCGGATAGGTTTGAAGCACCAGGTCCTGTATCAGGATCGGTGCTGCCATATTGTGCATCAGGATTGCTTGCACCACCGCCGGGATCGCTATTACCGCTGTCCATACCGCCAGATGCGCTTGGCCCATCTGACATGCCATCGCCACCGATACCACCGCTGCTGCCACTCGCTGCGTCTGCGTTACCTGCTTCGCCTCCTGGGCCTGGGCCTGAAGGGCCTGATTGGTCGCCTGCACCAGGGCCGTTGTCGCCGCCTCCGCCGCCTCCGCCGCCGCCGTTGCCGCCTCCGCCTGCTCCACCATTACCTTTCATCGCATAGTTCGTGGTATCGACTGCAGTGTCTGTGGTAGGGGCGGGGGTGGTTGATAAGGTTCCGTCAGGGTTCGCAACAACACACATAATAGTCATATCTCATTGAATTATTCGGTAGCATACCTTGCGCCCACTTCGGTTCAGCATTGGTCGCTAATTGCCCCAAGGGTCGTAATCGCTCACCGCAAATACGGGCTTAGTTTCAACTATGTCGGGTCGTACCGGGTAGGCAAAGCTGAGACAGAGGGAGTCCCAAAGATTGGGTGATCTGCCGATAATTGATTTGACAGAATCCTTGGGTGCAAACTTATACTTGCCATCCATTGTTGGCATCATCTCGATGCAGAGCATCTCCTCTGCTAATTCATCCAGGTCAGGTATCGCCCCGCCCTCTGATAGCCACTCTTTAGCCAAAACGAACATCTCTGCGCGTTTGTTAACGCAGTCAGTTCTCCCCGCTTTTGCGGAGAACCAAACCATGCGCCAGAGACTGCCCATTGTCTTACCTGCACTGTAGATGCCTTGCCCATAACCCGCGTCAATAAACACTTGCGACGCTCGATACTTATTCTCGTAGTTGACTAGCTTCTGGGCAATTAACACGTCGTTGTCGTTGTAAGGTATGCGTTCAAGCACGGTAAAATGCAGCCCTTGACGCATCGAGATGACCAGCTCGTCGTCTCCTGTCCACGCGGGATCGCAAGTCAAGATGACGGGTGCAAATTTGTATTCTTCTTTGCGCAAATGCTTTGCCCGCGCATTGTCAACAACGTCTTGGCTAATGAACTGCATCGATGATTGCACCGGGAATTCGCCCCGGACTCGGACTTTGAAGAAGTCTGAATCAACCCCGTATTGTTCTGCCCATTGGTCAAACATTGCTTTGTTTGTCCCTTCGACGTCCCGGCTGTCAACTTTGAGACGTATCTTCCAGAACTTGGAAAACTTACGCCAGCATTCGCGGAAACGACCCGTTGCTCTCGTTGGATTACCGAAAACTATCCAAATGATCTCAGTCTCAGTATCTGTCAAGGCGCCCTCGGTCACCTCCCAGATGACGTCATCGATGGCGGATGCCTCGTCCATTACGATGATGATGCGCTTGCCCTGGTTGTGCGTACCTGCAAATGACTCGGGCTTTGAGATTGACCAGGGGATAAAATCTGCACGCCAGGATTTGTCGTGATCCGTCTCGTTGCTGTAGATCGACATCGATGACTCGTTAAACCAATGCGATGTCATCGACATGTTGTGCCATTTCATCACCTCGGGCGCTGTCTTAGTTCGGAGCTGCCCTTCAGTGTTTGACGTTAAAACGACGCGACAATCTGCGCAGGTCGACATGCCCCAGTCGACAACCATGCCGATTAAAGCGGACTTGCCTACGCCGTGACCGCTCGATACCGCAATGCCCAGTGGGTCGAAACGAGTGGCCGGGTTAGACAAATGAGTCTCCATGCCTTTGAGCACATCAGTCTGCCAAGCTCTGGGTCCTTGGTGTCGTTCAAGCTGTGTGCCTTGTTCGGTCCAGGGGAAAGCCCACAGGCTGTAATGCAAGGGCTTGTGCCTGTACTTTGCGCACTGTTCTTCAAGTTGGTGCTCGATATCGGATTCGCTAAGCACTGTCAAACTCCTCGTTCATTGATGTCTTTGAGCCTGGCCATCGTGCCGTAGCTTGTTTGTAAATATTGATACTCGTCGTCCTGGTGTGGTCCTGGGCAATTGCAATCAGCGTAATGCACATCGCAATGAGGGCAGATAGGCTCGTCGCAGCAGCTGCACAACTCGCAGTCACTTGCAAAGACAACTTTTATCCAAGGTTGCGAACTCATTCTTCAAGCGCCAGGCGGAACTCGAGTCCCGCGTTCTCGATGTCAAGCTTGGTCACTTCTTTGTCAAGCTTGGTCACTTCTTTGCGCAGTTGATGGATTTCATCGGCAGCTTGCTGGCACAGCATGTAGTTGGTTCCATGCGATTGGCGCAGCTTTTGCAGTATGACCGCACGTCTTTTAGTTTTAGGCAGTGCCATCTTTAATCACCTCGGGTTGGTAGGTTCCATCGCTTGTTTTCTCCAGATCAATGACCCGGCGACTCGCGTCAGCCAGGCGCTGCGATCGGCCTTCAAGATGTGTCACCTCGGCCCGCTCAATCCAAGATTGCACATCGACATGCTTACCCGTCATCTCGATGACTTTGGACCGATCAACAAACTTAATCTTGACGACCTCGCCCGTCTTTGTGCCCTCTTTATCAAATTGTTCTTTCGTTTCCATTCCCGATATCATTTGCCGCCAGATCAATGGCCACTCGGCCACTGGCTTGTATGATCCTTCGTCGCTAAGCAGATCGGCGTAGTCTGCCAGGCGCATCTCATCCAGTTGCACCAGCACATCGCTGGCTTTGACGCCAACCTTTGTGGATCGCTTTTCTAGCGCAGCTGCGATAGCTGCAGCAATATGAGGTTTATGGAGGTTTTCGGAACCCATTCGATAGGCCGTCTTTTTGCTGTACCCAGCTTTCAAAGCCGCATGCGTGGCGTTCTGATCGATGAGAAACTCAGCGACAAAGACACTCTGCTTGCCACTGAGTCTCAGTTGTTTATTACTCTCCACGATATTTAACTCCCAACCAGGCTAAGGCTTTCAAATGGTCGTGACCTTCCATCGCAAGTATCCTGGCTTTCTGTTGGTGACTGTTGGCATGACCTGCGTCGATTCCTTCGCGTCTCGCTTTGTCCCGAATCGCGACCAGTGATCTATGTGTCATGTATCGCTGCGAGTATCGTGCGCCGAACTCAGCGTAAGTTTGTCGCAAGATCCATGTTTCTTTTCCGGTCCATCTCATTTTCAGATTGAGCTTATGCGCTCGACAAGTAACCGCTCGACGCGATCGTTTAAATCCAATAGCGCGTAAAATAGCCTGGGTAATTAATCGACCTTGAACCGGGTAGTATCGTCGCAACACATCGTCTTCTTTTTTAAGCCAAGATTTCATTTTCATCTTCAAAACTCCAAGGTAATTAAGCCGCTCTCCCCCAAAGGGGCGGTGTACGCCCTTAGGCAGGTACTCCCCCCTTTAGGGGGTAGGCAGTTTGGGCAGTTTTTCTTTAATGAAATCAATGACTTACGAAACTGCCCAAAGAGCAAATTAGGCAGTTTGCTAGGCAGTTTGCTAAGTCGTTGATTAATATGACTATTACGTGTGTTTGTACTGCCTAAACTGCCCAAATAGGCAGTTTTAGGCAATTGGGCAGTTGTAATACTCATGCTTGAAACTTCGCGATGTGAATCGTTGTTGGTGAGGTTTTACCCCGCTGATCGCGCCACAGTTTGAACACGCCAACGCCTGTCTCGACCAGCACTGATTTACTCTCTCCCAGACCGACTGCTGTTCCTACCCGGTCGAAGATTGACTGCCTTGACTTGATCCCCCACATGTCACCGAGCTGTCCGTAAAGCTCGCTCAGTCTGCCATTGAACTCACCACCAACAGCATTAAGGATGTCGAGCCGACGCTTGGCGAGGATCTCGCTGCGCTGAGCCACGTTAACCTCTTCAGCCTCTTGAGCGTGTACCGTGACGTCGTAGGGTTGATGTACCCCCATGTCGTCACCTAATTCACCAGGCTCACCGTTGGGCAAAATTACAGAGCAGAGCTTAAACCAGGTCGCGCCAGCGGCACTGATCGCGAAGTTCTCTTTGCCGATGTCCATGCGCACCAGGTAGATACCCAAGGTGTCATAATCGATGTGCAGCTGTTCAGCCTCTTTCCTTGTCATCTTATAAAGAGTCGTCACGTTTCGACATGCAGCAACCGCTGATGAGGCTCCGCGAGACGCTTCGGCGTCGCCAGCCTCACCACCTTTGCGGACGTGATGGATTAACTCAATAGCGCAGTTAGTCTTCGCAGCGATGTGCCTGTACGCATCCATAACGCGTTCGATCTCACCGTTGTCGTTCTCATTCGCGGTGTGCGTGCTAATAAAAGGGTCCATCACCAACATGACAATGTTGTGTTTAATAATGTAATCAATCAGAGCCGGGACGTTCGGTGTTGTTAAAATCACGCCCAGCTCATCGCGTGTGCAGATCGTGAAAGTCTCGGCGTCATAGCCTGATAAGTAGTGGAATCGATCTTCGACATCCGCAAAGTCGATGTCGTAGTGCAGACAAGCTGCAGCGAATCGTCTCTCGATTTCGTGCTTCTGGTCCTCGTTATTAATGATTAAGACCTGCCCACCTTCTTTGTGGACCGTCTCGCCCGTCAAGGACTTGTTAAGTGCGACCGACAGGCAAGTTAAAATTGAAAAAGTGCTCTTGCTGACACCCGCCCTGCCCACGGTCGCAGTGAGATAGCCCCGCAAGAAACGTTTGCCGAAAACCCACTGCCTCGGTGGTATTTTTGATGCATCAAACCCGGCACCCAGCGTGAACGCCTTAATCTCCCGATGTTCTTTCCTGGTTGCAAAAAGGTCGGCAGAATGGGGATTCTCAAGTTTATTTTGGGCGTACAAATCAGCATCTGAACGCGTCGCATTTTTAGCTCGTTGAAAAATGCTCGAGAAGGTAATTGAATTTCGACTCGCATCAGGCACAAAGCTTGGCCACCTTTGTTCACAAATACCGGGCTGATACTTCATAGAATCTTGCGAAGCACTCCACTGGTCAAAGATGTCGAGACCGTCATCGCTGCCCTGATACTGATGATGCAGCGCCATGCCTACCTCAACCCATTCATTGTGGTCACAATCTGGGTTTAGTGCTTTAAGAGCCGTAATGACCTGAGCGTGCGTAAAATTACCGGGTGATACAGCTTTGACCACGTTCTCAAACTCAGTGGTCCTTAAAACATTATTAGCGTCACCGCTGTTTGCTTTTTGAATAAAAGTCCAAGTGCCATTGGCAACAAGCGGGGGTGCTACAACCTCGTCGAAGTGCTTAATCATCGCGTCAATTTGTTCCGCTGTGATCGGACTCAACTCAGACATCGGGGTATCGTGCAGGGCTTTGACGCTGCTATATTTGTAAGGTTTGCCTGTTTCTGGATGATCACCCCAGGTCACGAACTGTTGACCGTTGCCTAGGAACTCTACTTTGTTGACTTTGCCATCGGCATCTAAGTAGCCCGAGCTGACACGCTTAGTTAGATTCTCAGGATTCGTGCAAACATAAAGGACTTTAGGACGTCGACCCACCCTAGGGGGTAGCCCTTTAGGCACGCAGCGATTAAAAGCGAGCGCCGCATCTTCATTATAAATGTCGGCATCGATGCCGCCGAGTCCCATGACTCCCCAGCCGCCATACCTTCCAGACTTTACCCACTCTCCAATTAGTGCTCTCGTCGCGACTAAGTTTTGCCAGCCGATGATGCCCGAATGTTTCTGTCCCTTCAAAATGGGTATGATTCGGTAGCCCAACGCCTCTAACGCCTGGCCAACACGCAACATCTCATCGGTATCAAGCACCGGGTTAGTTATGATCGACATGCGTCGCAACCGGGTTAAGCATTTGGGTCAATTTGTTGTAAGCCCTCGAGCTCATGTCGGGTGTCGTGCCCGATGCCCAGCGACTGACGGTTGGTTGGGATACGCCTGCTTGCTGCGCGATTAATTTTTGTGTCGCCCCGCTGTCGCGAAGTTCACTGACTAGTTCTTTGGCTGTTTTCATTTCGCCAGTTTACTTATGTGCATAACTTATGTCTATATGCATAAGTATTTAATTATGAATAAATTGTTGTATCTTTTATTCATCTATGCATAATAATTGTCCAACCAACACATGGGGTACATAGTAATGCAGATTATGTTAATACTCTCTAGGCTATTTAAGCGGCATCTAGAGCACCACCACACATTGTACAAACACTTCAGGCCACTCGGTCAATTCACTTTGCGGCGCTACAGATCGATTCGATTTTGCGTTTATTCATCTACGAGGAATGTGACATGTACAATAATTCAGTAGCTTACAGATTCATTGGCAATAGACAATTGTCTATGACACTCATGCTTTGTTACGAGAACTTCTTTAAGAAAACCAAGTTCAAATACAAGTTGAAGCAATCAATAGGTAGCAGTTTCATAATGCTGCAACAAAAGCACTTAGGTCGGCAGTGCATGAGAAATATTAAACAGGGAGGATATATAGACAACAATCGAGGTGTAAAGCCAACCTGGCTCTAATAATAAGTTGAACAAAACATCACTAATCAATCAATTAATTATTAGGATTTTAAAATGACTACACAATACGCAGATTGGCTGAATGCAGCCTTAGATGAGATCAATAAGGATCAAAGGACCCGTGGTAAGCGTTACTCTCAATATAAATTGGCGCAAGAATCAGGTGTATCACAGCCTGCCTTGTCGCGGATTTTGCGCGGTGAAACGACTAACCCTGAGCCGCAAACATATAATGGCTTAATTACCGCGATTGATCAACGCTTAAGAAAAGCGTACCCGGCGGGGCATACTTGTGGAGAACCACCGAAGCTCGGCGGGGTAGTGATATTGAGTCAACCAAATGACGACATTCAAGCGACCCTGGCATCCGAGGCAATGGATACTCTCGACGAAGAAGTTCCAGAATGGCATAAGAGCCTTCACAGAGGAAAGTTATTTACGAGATATTATAATAAATAAAGGCCATGCCGTTAACACTAGCCTAAACATAAGTAGGTAATAACAAATGAGAAGAAGTACGCATTTATGTAAAAGTTCTTTAGTAATGGAAGCTGATTTTAAACAGCTAGAGGAAGTATACCAAGCACTACAAGAAGTGATCGAGACTGCACAGCAGGAAATAGAAATGCTCGCATTAGAAGCAGTAAGACTATCGAGTGAAATGCAGCGCAGGCTTGAAATGTATACGGCACATGAAGGGTCTTTGTCGTGTTGGACCTTGCGCGCCAATGCTGACGCTCAGTACAGTGTCACAGTCGCTAAATTGCGGCAGAGCGTGTTGCGAAAAGCTGCAAGGCTTTATCAAATGCATTAACACGAAAACAGTAGGGGTGCAGAAATAGCCTCGTACCGTTTTTGCACCCCGGCAGAATTAGCATCGTACCGTTTTTGCAGGGGTGCAGAAATAGCCTCGTACCGTTTTTGCAGGGGTGCAGAAATAGCCTCGTACCGTTTCTGCAGGGGTGCAGAAATAGCCTCGTACCGTTTCTGCAGGGGTGCAGAAATAGCCTCGTACCGTTTCTGCACCCCTGCAGAAAGTGGGGACTTAACTAAAAAGCATGAAATACAGATAAACACGCAACCCCCGGTAAATAATCGGGCAAAAACAGACCCTATCGACCCTATCGACCCTATCGACCCTATCGACCCTATCCTTGGCTGAACCGATAAAACTAAAAAGCCCTTTGATTAGGGTTCTTTTTTGGCTGCAATAAATAATATGCACATTGACTTGCATACACTATGCATATATGCATAATAGTCACTTAAACAAAGATTAATCACCTAGCCGTGCGGCACCACCCGCCTGCTAGCAATTGCAACAGGAGATACTTATATGAGTGCTTTTCAAGAAATGCTAAGAGTTGATGCTGCAGAAGCATCTGACGGGGCACACCCCGCTGTCATGCTTCAAGCTGCTTTAGCTCACGGCAAAGTTCGACCTTCAGACTTTTTTACTAGTCTTATTTATCAGTATGAAACCAAAGGGGATCTTTCTGATAAGCAAATTGCTTGCATTACTAAAGCGATTTCAAAGGCACTGCCAGCGCGTACCAGCGTCGCGGTTGACGTGAGTCAGATATTGGACCTGTTTGCCAAGGCCAAAGCGAGCGGCATTAAATATCCCAAAATACGCATGTCTGCGGGCAGCGTGCCCTTAGTTTTGTCGATGTGCGGCAGCAAGTCTAAAAGTCCGGGCGCGATTAACGTTACAGACGGTGGGCCTTTCGATGACAACCTTTGGTTCGGCCAAATTAAAACCAATGGTGATTTTGTGCAGTCTCGTTCTGCGACTCCTGAAGTCGTTAAGGTGCTATCCGCCCTGGCCGCTAACCCGCACGCAACGGCGCATGCTTATGGTGTGCGAACAAGTAATTGTTGCTTTTGTGCCAAAGCCCTTACCGATTCGCGCAGCGTGAATGCAGGTTACGGACCCACTTGCGCCAGTAACTTTGGCCTAGAGGTTCAGTGGGCATCGGCTGCTGACCAGGCATTACCCGAAGAAATTAAATGATGCAGATGTTGCATAAGATATGCAGCTGTGCATAATAGTATAACTCCCGGAGTAGCACCACCTGCACCGGGACTTTTAAGCCAACAGGGGAATATATACAAATGATTAAAATAGATCCAAAGAATCACTACGCCCATCTTGACGAGCAGCACATCCATGAGTTGCTTGGCATGATTCCTTTTTATGTCGCAGACAGGGACATAGGGGAGACGGTCAAAGAAACGTTGACCCGTAACTACGGCTTCGGCGAGCTGATTGAAATGGACGGAGAAATTACCGACTCAGTTTATCAATCGCCCAGTGACCCAGATCTCTTTCCCTTGGCGGAAATGATGTCGGAGGACAGCACGGTCCTGCAATATCCTTATGGAATTATCAGCATTGTTGACGCAGATGGCAGCACCTTTATAACCCGGATGGATTAAAACTTCCAAGGCTACCTTAGCCGAAACCTTCCCCAATTGATGTTGGGGCTTTTTAGAGACGATCAAGGTCGTTTCCAAAAAGCTAACACCGAGGAATTAAATATGTCACCACAACAAATGAAAAAAGAGATACGAAACTTTAGCGCGATGCTGCGTCGCAGAGCCACGCACGTCCCTGCCGCCAGGATGTATGAGTGTCTTGGCGGACCTTTCGCGGGTCAGCAGTTGGCGCTGCGAACGGGCACAACCTGTCATTTGATAGTTAAAGGTTTTAGAGGTCGCTACGTCGCGCTCTCGGGGTGGGAAGTACGCTGGCATAGCGCCGCGTAAAAGAAAGTGACCCGGCACATCACCACATGTAACCGGGTCTGAACACCACCTTCAAAACTTGCAACAGGAGATTCAGAAATGCTCGACCAAATCTTACCACAACACAGTAAGTTGTCACCTTCCGGTGCGGCAACTTGGATGAACTGCCCTGGCAGCGTCGAAGCCCAAGCGGGACTGCCTGATAGCAGCAGCTTTTTTGCTGCCGAGGGCACTGCAGCACATGAGCTTGCAGCCTGGTCTTTGATTGAGGACCGCATCCCGCATGAACGGGAAGGCACGGTGATCGTCGTTGAAGAAGAGGACGAGGATTACGAAATTACAGTCTCAGGTGACATGTGTGATCACGTTCAATCTTATATAGATGGCATCAACGTGCTCCGCGCATCGACTACACCGGACAAACGCTGGGAAGCCATCGAGACTCGCGTGTTTACCCCCATCAAAGAGTGCAACGGCACCGCTGACTATATGCTCTACGACGTCGAGGGCGACGTGCTCCACATCATGGACCTCAAGTTTGGCAAGGGCGTACTCGTTAAGGCCGAAGACAACAAGCAGCTCATGATCTATGCCTGGGGCGCAGGCCGCGAGATCTATAAAAAGTTCAACAAAATTCCCGCGCACTTTGTTTTGCACATCAGTCAACCACGCAAAGGCAACTTCGACGATGTCACCTACGACCAAGCCAAGTTTATCGAGCTAGTCGCAAAGATTGAGACGGGTGCCAAGGTCGCTTTGCAGCCCAACGCGCCGCGCATCCCTGGCAAAGTGCAATGCCGCTGGTGTAAAGCTAAGGCCACTTGCACGGAGCTCAATGGTTACGTGACCGAGACTGTCGCAGAGTTTCCGATTAGTGACCCCATTGATTCACTCGAACTAGAGTCCGATCAGCTGAGTGAAGCGATGAGTCGCGTTGACTTGATTAAAGGCTGGGCGAAAGCCGTTGAAGAAACCGTTTATCGATTGCTGCGAAATGGTCAAGACGTGGCGAATTACAAACTAGTCGAGGGCCGCAGCTCGCGGGGCTGGGCGTTGAGTGAAGCCGAGATCAACACTGAACTTCGCAAGCGAAAATACAAATTAAAAGTAATGGATTTCACCGAGCAAAAACTCCTATCGGCACCCGCCTTGGAGAAAAAGCTCGGTAAGAAAAACTTTACTGACAAACTTGGAGACCTAGTCTCAAAGCCTCATGGCAAACCTACCTTGGCAGAATCTACTGACAAGCGACCAGCCATTTCTGCGGAACAATTCGCAAACATCACCACACCCGGAGTTATTTAATGCAACTAAACAACGCTAGATTATCATTCCCAAGTCTTTTTCATCCAGAGCTTTTTGCCGGGGAAAACCCCCGGTATCAAGCTGTGTTTGTTTTTGAGCCCGGTAGCCCCGAAATTGAGAGGCTACAAGCCGAAATTAATCGTGTCGCAATTGAAAAATGGCCGAATGGAGCCCCGCAAGGTTTAGAAACCTTTATGCACTCAAACGCTAATAAAGCAGGAACTGCCGGGTTTGATGAGGGCGGTTGGTATTTTAATGGCAGATCTAAAACGGCCTTAATGCTAGTGGATCAAAATTCAGATGAACTCACCGAGCGAGATGGGAAGTTTTACCCTGGCTGCTACGTCAATGTCATGATAGACATTTATGCTTTTGTGAAGAAGGGCTTTAAAAGCCGCATTTGCTGCACGCTACGAGGCGTTCAGTTTGCAAGGGACGGCGACCCTTTTGGGGCCACAGCAGAGCCAATTACTCCTTTTGAAGTTTTGCCAAATGCTGCTGCTGCTGAACCCCAGGGTGCAACTGATCCCGATTCTTTTGCAACCCAAGCTTCCGTCCCCGCGTCGGTCGCTGCTTCACTCTTTGCAACTTAGTGTTATATCTTGATCTCGAGACCTACTCGGATATCGATCTCAAGACTGTTGGCGCTTACATCTACGCGAAAGCCAGCGAGCTCATGCTCGTTGGCTACGCGCTTAATGACGGCACAGCAAAAGTGTGGGATGCGACGGACGGATCAGTCGCGCCCTACGATTTGGCGGATGCACTGGCATCCAACTGCATGATCAAAGGTCACAACGTCGGCACGTTCGACAGGCTCATCATGCTGCAGCATTTCCCACAATATAAATTTCCGATCGAACGATGGATGGACACACAAGTCCTGGCACTAACCTGTGGGTTGCCCATGGGCCTTGATGCTGCCTGCAAAGCCATCAACATGCCGGATGAATTTGCCAAGCTTAAGAGCGATGGACGTCGATTGATCAGCACGTTCTGCAAGCCTGCACCTAAGAGCCACAATGCCTGTCGCTACACTCAATTAGAAAAGCCTGATGAATGGGCCGACTTTATTGAATACTGCAGGCGCGATGTCATTGCTTGTCGACAGCTTGATGCGATGCTCGACCCCGGCAACTGGCACCTAGAGACCCACAACTGGCATGCGAATCTGCGCATGAATGATCGCGGACTGCCAATGGACGTCGAGCTGGCCGAGATCTTTATCACGCAAATAGCCGACGCCGAAATGAATTTGACTGAAAAACTTAACACTTTGACGGACGGCAAAGTGCAGCGTCACAACCAAGTAGCTCGGATGATCGAATGGTTTAAAGCAGAAGAAGGCTTTGAGATGAAAGACATGACCGTCGCAAGTGTTACTGCCGCGATAGCGAACGAAGACACGCCAAGCCTCGCACGCGAAGTGCTCCTACTAAGACAGACACTTGCCAAATCGAGTGTTAAAAAGCTCAACAAGATAGTCAGCGCATCCGATGTTGATGACGCGGTTCACGGCGCATTTGAGTTTTATGGCGCGGGTCGAACAGGTAGAGAAGCGGGTCGCATCATTCAGCCCCAGAACTTACCGAGGACCGAGAAGTATTACACCAACGCCGTGATCCAAGAAACCATTGAACTGCTTAAAGCGGGTCACAGACTGAGTGATAACAAGGTGCATCGCACCGCGTCTAACTTAATTAGAGCAATGATCGCCGCAACAAACGGCAAAGAGCTGATCGTTGCTGACTTGGCAAACATTGAGGGTCGCGTACTCGCTTGGCTTGCGGGGGCACAGTGGAAGCTTGAAGCGTTCCGCGAATATGACGCGGGCACAGGTCCTGACCTCTACAAACTCGCTTACGCCAAAGCATTTAACCTGGCCGCATCCGATGTCGATGCGGATAAAAGAGTCATCGGCAAGGTCATGGAACTGGCGCTTGGATACCAGGGCGCACTCGGTGCGTTTAAACAAATGTCTGCAACTTACGGCATCGATCTACCTGACTCAACCATACAAAAAGTAGTCCATGGCTGGCGCACAGCGAACTCTGAGATAGTAATGCTATGGGCGTTGGCGCAACAAGCCTGCGAAGCTGCGTGTCGAAAACCCAATACGGTTTATAAATTGATGGGCTTAAAAGTTGTTTTTAGTTCGCAGCTAAACTCGCTCGGCATCGAGCTACCCAGCAAACGCATCCTGTGGTATCGCGAAATGAAACAAAGCGCATCGCGCTTAGTTTTTATGGGAGTCGACGGGTACACCAAACGCTGGACAGAGTTAGAGACATACGGCGGTAAGCTGGTTGAAAACATCACCCAGGCCGTAGCGCGTGATGTGCTGTGGTCGGGCGTCCAACAGGCCGAACTCCGAGGCATGAGCGTGGTCGGCACGGTGCATGACGAAATCATCTGCCACGAAGTCCAAGGCAAATTTAGCGTCGATGATTTGAACAAATGCATGTCAATTAAACCCGATTGGTGCCTGGACCTGCCCCTCGTTGCCGAAGGTTTTAAAGCCGCGAGGTATAGAAAGTGAAAGAGCGCCTGGTTGAGAATCATTTAAAAAAGAGAATGATCGCGGCGGGCGGCATCTGCTGGAAGTTTACAAGCCCCAGTGTTGTTGGCGTGCCTGATCGCATTTGCGTTTTTCCAAGCGGCGAGGTTGTTTTCGTCGAACTCAAAGCCCCTGGCAAAACGCCCAGTCCAATGCAATTAAGACGAATTGATGAGCTTCGATCACGCGGCGCTGCTGCCGCCTGGCTTGATAGCAAGCAAGCAGTAGACGAATTTATTGATGCGAGACTTGCATAGTATATGCAGCTGTGCATAATAGATGTCAACATAACTGAGGATAAACAGTGACTACTTTTGTACCACATCAATACCAGGAACACGGCATCGAGCGCATCGCCTCTGGCGAATCAATTATGCTCGCGATGGAGATGGGACTGGGCAAAACAGTCACTACACTGACCGGGTTACAAAGTTTGATTTTAAATAAGATAGCCAAACACACTTTGCTAATCGCTCCGCTGCGAGTGGCAAAGAACGTTTGGCCAGACGAGATTGCAAAA